CACAAAGGAAAGTAATCTAATGGCAAGAAGAACTTCAGCAATGCAAAAGATAGAAGACCACGAAAAACTTTGTCGTATTATGCAAAAACAAACCTTTGAAAAAATACATGGTTTAGAAGAAAGAATATGTAGAATGGAAAAGGTTATTGTAGGTGGTTTATTTGCAATCTTTTTAGCTTTACTATCAAATCATTTGTAGATAATAATTTCGAATGAAATTAATTAAGAGTGGAACGGCATTCACCGTTAAAGGATTCACGTGGGATGCAACCTATAATTACGAAAAATATGAAAGAACTGATGGAGACGGGCAACGCCTTTACCAGGTCGGAGAATATTCTGTTCCATCAGTTACAACAATCTTATCAAAAACTCAATCCGATGACAAGAGAAAAAAGCTCGATGAATGGAGAGCAAGGGTTGGATATCAAGAAGCTCAAAGAATAACAGTAAAAGCAGCAACACGTGGTACAGAAATGCACTATGTATTAGAGAATTATATTAATGGTATTGGTTATCTAAACCTTTCAGAAAAGGGTGCAGAAGCACGGCTCATGGCCCACGAAATTATTAAGGGATTACCAGAACTCACAAAAGTATATGGATCAGAAGTTTCATTAGCCTATGAAGATAAGTGGGCAGGATCTACAGACTTAGTATGTGAATATAAAGGTGAACCTACGATACTAGATTTTAAACAATCTAATAAACCTAAAAAAGAAGAATGGATTGAAGATTACTTTTATCAGATCGCAGCATACTCACTAGCACACAAGAAACAATATGGTGAAATCAAACGGGGTTGTATTGCCATGTGTACTCCAGATTTAGTCTTTCAACGATTTGAGATGACAAATAGCCAATTATTAGAATATGAAGAAAAGTGGTTAGATAGGGTAGAAACGTACCATAAAAAACGCTCTGAGAAGCCTCAGAATTAACGAAACGACCTTGACATGACCTCTGATACCTCCTATATTATATTGCAGAGCAACATAAAACAAGGAGTTTAAAATGTTTCCATCATACACACAAGTAAAAGAATTTTGGACAAACTATTCAGCTAATGTTCAAAAATTCTGGGAAGACTTCTACAAAGATCTTTCGAAAAAAAATTAATGACATTTGGTGATGATCCCTTTGGGCACAATAAAAATCTCAGAGGGGTCAAGCCTATAGAATTTTTTATAGCTTTTTTATTTGTCTGGTATTTATTAGGACATTAAAAAGCCCCTAAGCAACGTAACCTAGAGGCTCCAAGAAAACACAACAAACTTGTTAAGTTTGTATAGTTAATCATACCCACATGATATGATTGTTTTTACATTTTAAAGATATTAAATTTTTAAAATTATTGCAACCATTTTTTTGCTTGTTCCCCTAAAGTTTTTGCACTAAGTTTGATTTTATTTTTAAGAGCTGAGATAATCATCTCATCTACGGTACCACGTGTAATTAAATCGATAACCAATACGTTTTTAGTTTGTCCAATTCTGTGAGCTCTGTCTTCACTTTGTTCACGCACTTCCAAATTATAAGAGTTAGAATAATAGACGACATAACTGGCTTTAACCAAATTAAGACCGTAACCGCCAGTAGTAGGATTGCCCACAAAGAAGCGCACCCTATCATCATTTTCAAATCGTTTGACATTCTCTATCCTTTTCTCAGCATCAATGGAACCATAGATGGCGACTGTACTTTCTATGCCATAACGATCTTGAAGAACCTTTATGATTTTTTCAATGTTGTAAATATAATTTGCCCATATTATATACTTTCCTTCATTTTCTTCAATAAGATTAAGAAGTTCATCTAACTTTGGATCTGCAAACTCAAGTATATTACCATCGTCTGTTTTAACATGACCATTCACACATTGATGTAATTTTAAAATCTCAGTAAGTTTATTTGAGTAACTGACTTCTTCGTTCTGGATCACGGCCCACGCATTTCTTTTTAATTTGTCATATGCCTTTTGATGCTCATCTTTTAATGTGATATAATGTTGCGTATATAATTTTTCAGGTAAATCTAAACACTCAGACTTTCTACAACGATATGAAAACTTTTTTATATTTTGTTCTAATTCTTCTAAGTTTGTATAGTATTTTGGTAATAGTACAGAACGACCTCCCATATCTATTTCATGCATTACAGCATATCTTGCACGAAATGTATAAAACGATTCGTGCCCTAATAGAGATTTATCTAGAAATGCGCACTGACTATATAAATCAAGCGGTGACTTGGTAACAGGAGAACCTGTTAAAATTCTTTTGTAAGCAACACCTTTTCCTAATTCAATAATATTCTTAGTTCGTTTCGCCGTTCTCGTTTTAATGGTTGTTGCCTCATCAATAATAATCATTGTACGATCTGCTTCTCCTAAAAGTTCTTTTACTTTTTTTAATCCTGATTTGTGACTCAACGCTTCAACATTGAATAAATACCAAGTTAATTTTAACGGGTCTGCGAATTGCGGGGATAACATGGTATCTACTTTGTGTGCCATTATTTTATAATCAACACTACAATGCGTTTTAATTTCTTTAATCCAATTTAAATATACAGAGTTCGGTGCAATAACAATTGCATGTTTTATTTTATTTTGTGTAAATAAATACGCAGCATTATCAATGGTTACTTTTGTTTTACCTGTACCCATTTCCATAAAATATGCGAAGTTCTGTGATTCTGCACCTTGCTTTAATGCAGTTCTTTGATGCTCAAATGGTTTTGTCTTGTAGTTGTATTTCATGTTTAAACAAAATTCTTTTAAAATAAATCTTGCATTAAGTAAACATTTAAATTATATGATCTCCCAGGAGGTTCTAATATGGACTTAGAAGCAGAGTCGACCATAACGGTTGATACGGCGAAATCTGCGGATATCGCCCAAACATGCAATAAGCTTTTGGAAACTCAGAAAGAAATAAAAATGGCGGAAGATAAAATAAAGACGCTAAAAGAAACAGAACGAAATCTTTCTGATAATATCATTCCAAACTTAATGCGTGAAGCAGGCCTAAGCTTGCTTAAACTCACGGATGGAAGTCAGGTAGAAGTTAAACCTTACTACCAAGCTAACATCACAGAGTCATTTAAAGAACGTGCTCACAATTGGTTACGTGAGAACGGTTTTGGTGACTTAATAAAAAACAACATCACTCTTGAATTCGGAAAAGGTCAAGATGAACAAGCACAATCTGTAATCAGAGAAGCCCAAGAAAAAGGCTACAATGTGAAACAGAAAGAAGGTGTTCATTGGGCAACTTTACGTACGTTTGTTAGAGAACAAATTCAAGAAGGCAAACAAGTCCCTAATGACATGTTTGGTGTGTATGTTGCAAATCGAGTAACCATTAAGAAGGAGGACAATTAATGTCTAAAGAAGTAGTAAAGAAAAAAGAAGCACAAGTTCCAGCTAAGATGGATCTTGAGGCTTTATCAGGACAAGGAACTGAGAACATTGGAACTAAAGATACAAGGTTACCTATCCTAAAAATTCTTTATGCTAGTAACGTTTTACTAGATGAAGATGAAGCAAACTATAATGCGAAAGCTAAAGAAGGTGATTGCTATAATGAAATCACTGGGTCTTTGTATAAATCCAAAGAAGGCTTCTTAGCTGTACCATGTCATTATAATAATACTTTTAACGAATGGGCAGATAGAGGAGAAGGAACAGGAAGACCTGTTGCAATCCATACTGATCCAACCGTGATGAGTAAAACAACTAAAGCAGATGATGGTAAGGACAGAACTAAAGAAGGAACTTACATCGAGGATACTGGAAATCATTTCGTTTATATTTTAAATGAAAATTATGAACCAGTTGAAATGGCTTTAATTCCAATGAAGTCAACGCAAAAGAAAAAATCTAAGTTATGGAACTCAATGATAATCTCTAGAAAAATAAAAGGTTCTAAAGGTTTATTTAATCCACCAGCTTGGTCTCAAGTATATAGAATAAAAACTACGAAAGAGTCTAATAGCAATAATAAGTGGTGGGGTTGGGTAATTGAATTTGATTCAATCTTAGACACTACAAAACACTTAGATGCTTTACAATCAGCAAAAGCTTTTTATGAACAATCAAACAAAGATAATGCGTTTGATAAAGTAGCGTTTGAAGAAGATAAAGCAGAGAAAAAAGTAAACGATCAAGAAACTCCGTTTTAATGCATCGTAAATTACTTGAGTTGTTTGAAGGCGACTCGGGTCAATTCATCAAGGTCACCTTAACGGGTGACCAAGATGAACGTGGCAAGAGAAAAGCTGACTACACCACGCTTCACGAACCTGTAACAGAAGACTTATGGAAGGGTCATCTGGACGGTAAGTATGTTATGGGTTTAAGACCCGAACGTGAAGGTAAAATGAAATGGGGTTGTATAGATGTCGACCCACAAAGTTATAAAGATTACAGTTCAAAAAAATATATTGATATTATAAAAAATAATAAATTACCTTTAATACCAGTAAGATCAAAATCGGGTGGCTTACATATTTTTGTTTTCTTCAAAGATTGGGAAGATAAAAAAGAAGCTTTAAAAGTTTTACATAAATGGAATGAAGATTACTTCATGGCTAATGAAGTCTTTCCAATGAACAAAGCATTAGGAATGCCATACTTTAATGCAAAGATGACAACTGAGTTTGCATACAATGATGATGGTACACCAATCATGCTAGAAGCATTTTTAGAATTAGCAGAACAAAAAAGAACAACTCTAGAACAAATACAAAAATTTAAAGATACAAAATATGAACCTGAAGATAGTTGGAGAGATTATCCTCCTTGTGTTCAAAAGATGATACAAGAAAAATGGTCGGGTAATCATAGAAATGATTTTCTTTTTAATGTTTTAGTTCTTGAATCTAAAAAGAATGAAAATTTAACTATTGAAGAACTGATTGAAATTGGAAGAAAAAGAAATACAGAAATATTTGCAACACCACTTCCTGAAAGAGAAGTTATAACTACAGCTAAGTCAGTTAAGAAAGGTGGTTACTTTTATAAATGTCCACCAAAGCTAAACGCAATTACCCCATTATGTAATAAAGAATTATGTAAGAATAGAACACTTGGTATTTTTCAAGAAACACCTGCAATGATAGATGAGTTTGAAGATGTGATGTTTATCAGAGATATTAAAGAATCATTTTATAGATTTAAATATCAAGACGAAGAGATTATGGTCAAACCAGAAGATCTTGCATCAGAATTAAATTTTAAAAAGAAATTATTAAATTACAAAATACTTTGGAAAACTTTACCAAGAAGAAAAAATATTAATGTATGGGATTTATTTTTAGATGCACTTGTAAAGAAAGCATCAGAGTCAGATGATTTTAATTATCAAGAAACTTTAGAAGATATGAGATACCAAACTCTTAAAGAATTTTTTGAAGATACCATTGAACAAGATGATTTTCAAAAACTTAAAGATGGATATGTAGTATTAGATTCAAAAACAAATGTTTGTTATTTTAAAAGAACAACTTTAGATAATTGGATGAAAAAGAAAATGAATAAAGCATTTAACAATTCAATGGAAGCTTTGCGATTATTAAATTGTAAACGATTAGAATACCATGAAGGTGAAAAGAATATCTGGGCAGTAGATATGCCAGAGTTTATTAATCACCAAGCAGTAAAGAAAAATAAATCTAAACCAAAAAATGAAGTGTCGGAGATGGATGATGACTATCACACAGGAAAATTCAGAGATTCAAAACCTAAAGCAACTTCATAAGAAAACCATAAAGATTTATGGGCCGCCTGGAACAGGTAAAACGTTTACTTTAATTGAACGTATTTTAAAAAACTATTTAAGAAAAGGCGTGCCTCCAGAAAGAATTGCATTTATTTCTTTTACAAATAAAGCGGTTAATACAGCAATTGATAGAGCCTTATCGGCTTTTCCTCAATACACGATAGAAAATTTTACAAGATTTAAAACCTTACATAAATATTGCAGACGTTATTTTAAAGAAGAAATCTTTGATATTAAGAATTGTATGATTGATTATGCACTACAAGAAAGTATTTTAAAAAGATCTGATAATCGATTAGAAGATGATGAATTTATCTACAAAGATTGGTCACTATCTATTTATGATAAAGCAAGAAACATGATGACGGATCCAATCAAAGTTTACAAAATGGAATCGTATAAGAAAGATAACATTGATGTATTTCAAAGAAAGATCGCAACCTATGAACATTACAAGAAAGATTCTTTTATTGATTTCACAGACATGATTGAAAGAGCTATTGATGAGATAGATTTTCCACCGCTTGATGTTTTAATTTTAGATGAAGCTCAAGACTTTACGCCTTTACAGTGGTCAGTGTTATACAAGTTAGCAAAAAATTCTAAAAAAATTTATTTAGCAGGAGATGATGATCAAGGTATCTATCAATGGAATGGAGCAGACTCAAAATATTTTACAACATATTTTCCTGGTCGAAAGGTTGTCCTAAGAAAGACAAGACGTTTTGGTGAAGCCATTCATCACTTTACTGAAATTATTAGAAGAGGAATTATAGACTCAGAAGAAAAAGAATATTTACCAACAAATAAAAAAGGTGCAGTTAAAAGATATTTAAATTTTAAAGAAATAGACTTTAATCAAGAAGGCACATGGTACATTTTAGGAAGAGTCAATCGTGTTGTAAATGAATTAAGAATGTCAGCAAAAGAAGCGGGTTTATATTTTGGCGATAATAAAGGAAACAAATCATTTGATCGTAAACAATGGACAGCTATTAAAGCTTGGACAGCAATCTCTAATGGAAAGATTATTAATAAATCTGAAGCAGAAACCATGTACAAATATATTAGGGACATTGAGAAGGACGCATTCAGAACCGAAAAATTTTGGATAAATGAGCCCGATTTTAAAACTTATAATTTTGAAACATTAAAAGAATGGTGTGGTCTTGCTGTACCTGATGAAAAGAAAAACAAAGAATGGTGGTGGATATTAAGACGTAACTTTACATCAAGACAAAAAATATATTTTATAAGATTGCTAAAACGATATGGTCAAAAACAATTAAACGAAGACCCACAAATAATTATTGACACTATCCACAGCGTTAAAGGTGGTGAAGCTGATCATGTGGTACTTGCAAGTAAAAATGATTATGCATCAGATTTTAGTCGTAAAAATAAATTAGATAAAAGTGGTGAAAGAAAAGTTTATTATACTGGAGCCTCACGAGCAAAAGATACTTTACATATTCTTTCAACTGATTATAAGTATCATTATCCAATTGGAAAAGATTATTTAATTTATCTGGAAGAAAGTAGACATGAGTAGTAAAGAGGACTTTGAAAATACATTTCCAAAATGTAAACAAGAAGGCGGATCTCATTATAAAAATAAAAAGATTCAACCTTTTAAGTATTGTAGGACTAATGGTTTTAATACAACACAATCTAATATAGTTAAATATGCGACAAGGTTATATGATCATAAAGATGGCCCAGAAATACAATTAAAAAAAATAATTCATTATTGTGAATTAGAATTAGAATTTTTAAAAAATGAAAAATAAAAAGAAAAAAGGCGGTTGGAGCCGAACTCTTGCAAGAAAAAAATTAAACAAAATTACATTATATGGTCATTATTTATGGTGCAAAAAAGAAGGGAGAGATACAAGTTGGTATGAGTCTACAACTCGCAATGAATTTTAAAAAGAATATGTGGAATGCACCAAATGAATTTAAAGATTTAACTGGTTACAATGAAATCGCAATTGATTTAGAAACCAAAGATGATGGTATCAGCCAAGGACTTGGTGCAGGTTGGGCATCAGGACGAGGAGAGATTATTGGATTTGCTGTGGCCGTAGAAGGCTGGCAAGGTTATTTTCCTTTTGGTCATTATGGTGGAGGAAACTTAATTCCTGAACAAGTTAAAAAATATATGAAAGATGTTTGTAGTTTACCTGCAACTAAAATATTTCATAACGCTCAATACGATGTTGGTTGGCTTAAAGCATTAGGGATCGAAGTTAAAGGCCAGATTGTGGATACGATGGTTGCTGCTGCACTAATTAATGAAAATCGTTGGAGTTACTCTTTAAATGCATTGTCCGTTGATTATCTTGGTGAGATTAAAGCTGAGACAGATTTAAAAGAAGCCGCAGCGGCTCATGGTGTGGATCCAAAAGCAGAGATGTGGAAGTTACCTGCTGAACATGTTGGACACTATGCGGAACAAGATGCACGGCTCACGCTCCTTCTATGGCAAAGATTTAAAGCAGAGATTAGAACTCAAAGCTTAGAAACCATATGGAAACTAGAATCTGATCTTTTACCTATTTTAATTGAAATGAGATTTAATGGAATTAATGTTAACTTAGAAAAAGCTGAAGCATTAAAATTAGAATTTGCGGAACAAGAAAAGCACTTACTCCACAAAATAAAACAATTAGCAGGCCGAGACATAGATATTTGGGCAGCACGTCAGATTGGAGAAGCTTTTGATAAACTTGGTATAGATTATCCAAGAACACAGAAAACAGGCGAGCCATCATTTACACAAAATTTTTTGTTTAATTCCCCTCATGAAATTTCTAAATTAATTGTCCAAGCTAGAGAAGTCAATAAATTTCATAACACATTCTTAACTGGAATTACTAAATATCAACACAAAGGAAAAATTCATGCGGAAATCAATCAACTACGTTCTGATTCTGGCGGTACTGTTTCTGGTCGTCTCAGCATGTCAAACCCGAACTTACAACAACTCCCAGCAAGGAACAAAGAATTTGCACCGAAAATTCGTGGTCTATTTATGCCAACAACAAATTGTAAGTGGGGTTCATTTGATTATTCGCAGCAAGAACCAAGATTGGTCGTGCACTACGCTTCTTCGATCGGAGAAGGCTATGAAGGATCTCAAGAACTTGTGGAAGCTTATGCGAATGCTTCAGCCGACTTTCACCAAACTGTAGCCGATCTTGTTGGTATTGATCGTAAGGCCGCTAAAACGATTGGCCTGGGACTTATGTATGGAATGGGTAAAAATAAATTAGCAAATTCACTTGGACTTGAAAGAGAAGAGGGAGATAAAATTATTGCAAAGTATAATCGTAAAGTTCCTTTCGTAAAATTATTAAGTGATCGTTGCATGAAGAAAGCTGATGAAGAAGGAGTGATAAGAACAAAGCTTGGCCGTAAGTGTCGTTTTGAAGAATGGGAGCCAAGAGATTGGGGTTTATGGACAAGTGAAACTTTTGAAAATGCGGTTGCTAAATACGGTCGTGGTAATATTAAAAGAGCCAAAACTTACAAAGCACTTAATAGATTAATTCAAGGATCGGCAGCCGATCAAACTAAACTTGCAATCGTAGAATGTTATAAACAAGGTTATATTCCAAAACTACAAATCCATGATGAATTATGTTTTGATGTAGAAACAGAAGAAGATGAAAAAAATATTAAACAAATCATGGAACAAGCTTTAGAACTTAAAGTTCCAAGTGTTGTTGATGTAGCGATTGGTGATAACTGGGGTGAAACATCGTAATCATAAATGTTTTAAATGTGGGAGAACTGCTCACGTTATCGATAATGAAATGTATTTTTGTGCAGATTGTATGCTCAAGATTTTAAAGAGACAAGAATACCGTCACGGGAAACCCGATCCACGGCTCACGCACCACAAAAGTTATACGCTAGGAAGCGTAATTAGGAATTAAATCTTCTGTAGGTATTTCGTTATGAGCAAGTCTGATATCTTCCATGTCAGCAGAAACCATTTGTCTTCTTACAAATCTGATTTCTTCTTCGATAGGTTTCATTTCAACGGTAACTTTACCCGCTTCTAAATAGCATCTATTCCATTTAGATTCTAACTCTATCTTTTTAGCCAACAGGTCTTTGTTTGCTGTCATTAGCTATCTCCTCGTAAAAAAAGAAAATTCTGTCTGGTCTATAAACTGTTTCATACGAGACAGTGGCGTTTCCTTTATTTAACTGTTTGATGAAGTCTTCTCGTACATCCTTATCATCTTGTCCTTGGAACTCTGAGACAATCAAACGCCCGCCTAGACGACATTGGACACGATAAGTCTTCATAAGATAATTTTACCTTCTCTTTGGGTGGTTTGTCAATAGGTAAACAATATATCTCTAAATGAGTTATCGTCAAACCATTTTTTAAAAAATCTTTTTCAATTTCTTTTCCACGTCTCATTGCTGCTGCACCGCACGCTTCAATTTTTTTATATTTAACAACGGGTTCTTCCCAGAAATTCATACATTTTTTTTCAACAGAATCATCTGTAGCGTGAACGCATAATATACCAAAGATTGCGAAAAGTTCTGTCATTAAATAAGAATATCACATAAAAAAAATCATTGATATCTCTTTGTGATTGAGATAAACAATGGGAAAAATAAGGAGTAAAAATGGATATCAATAAATGGAAATCTGTAGCTGTTAGAATTCAAGACTACAATATTTTAAAAGCGATTTCTAAAAATAAATTTAGAGCGCCCGCTTCTATGATCTCAAAATTAGTTGACGATTATGTAGAATTCCAAGCAAAGAAGATGAAAGTTTCTAAAGATTCTTTTGTAAAAAAACTTCTCAATGGCAAGTCTTAAACACTTAAATCAAAAGATTGAGCGTCTTCTGGAGGATAATCACAATCTTTCAGAAGAACTTACCTACTATAAAAATCGTTGCAAAACGCTCAGAATGATCATACAAAAGTTCAAAAGCGGGATTAAAAGAATTATCAATTAGTCTCGTCAAGGACTTTAAACTATGGCAAAAAATCATTACAATAGGCTTATGCCTAGAGATAAATTTGAGGATATTTTATACGACACTGAGATCGACTTTTCTAAATTCAGTCGTCAAGAAATAAATGTACTCATGCTGGAAATCGACAAAGATGTCGATTATTTGATGTCAGCCTACGCACCCCCATCGCTAATCAGACACCATCATGAGCTATTATCAAGACTTATTAAACGTTATGGGCATTAATTTTGCGACCGAAATGGTCAAGCAAAATATACCTAATGAAACTAAAATGTGGAGAGCGGTCATTAATAATGCGATTGGTGATGTTGCGTTAAACTTATCCGATCGAAAAAGCTCACTTCTTAAAATGGAAGCTCACTATTGGATCATGGATAATACCGAAGATTTTCAACAAGTATGTTATTTTGCCGAACTCGAACCTGATAATGTAAGGCGACAATACATACGAGCATTAGAACAAAATAAAATTGTATTTACTGACCGACAAATTAAATGGAAAAAATATAATGACAATTACCAAAAATTAAAAACCATACCGACAAAAGAGGGTAGACGAGAACTTAGAAAAATTGTTGAGTATTTAAGACGACTTGTTTCCAACGCTACGAATAAACCGATAAAAGTCGGGTAGAGGAGAACGAGTCACCTCTACCCTATGTTTAAACAACTTTTCTGAAAGGGAGTAGTTGAAATAACTACTACAAAAAGAAAATTAGCACGAGTATTGAACTAATGCAAGATTTGATTTACAAGGGTAGTAGAGCTCCCCAACTGCTACTACCCTCTCTCTAGAGCCTCGTACGAGGGCATTTAGACTCTCAGTTCACCCAATTATGAACTTGTGCCGTCCAATCACGGCTCACGAGCCTAAAACTTGTAATATCATGACACAGGTTAAACCTAACCCTGCGATTAAAAAATACGCAAACCAATGTTCTGGTTTTGGTTTTTTACACAATATAATTCTTTTTAATAAATCTTTCATTTTATAAATTTAAATTCAGCACCCTGAAATTTACTCGCATTTTTCATAGATTTAATCTCTACATCAGAATACAATTCATCAATATAAAGTGTAATTGCTTCTTCAGTTCTTTTTCCTTGTGGCGTAACAAAATAACACCATGTGCTTGGAAAAATATTTTCCATTTCGACTAAGCGATAATGATCGACCTCGTCTTTTGATTTTTCTTCATCATATTTAAATGTAAGTTTTCTTATCATCTTTTTACCTCCCAAATCGTATATTGTTGTTTTCCGTCAAAATAGTAACCCGATATATCTAACTTTTTTGTAGGGCTTTCAGACAAGCTTGTGGGCTTGAGAAAGCTATTCTTCGATATAACTTGTCGTTTTCCTCTTGGTTTTTTCCGCATAGTTCTATATCTCCTGTTTCCCAGTTTACTTTTACTTTTTTCTTTTCTTCAAGTTTTCTTAAAACTGATTTTGTATTTTCAATGCTACTCATAAAATTATTGCTAATGCCAAAAATAAACTAAATATTAATAAATCGTGGCTCATGTTTCCTTTCTATATTAATTGTTTGTTTTTTCATTTTATTTTTTTCTCTTATTTTGTTGTATAATCTTATATGCATTATCCATAGCGGATTGTAGCATATGCGATTGTTCAAACCTTTTGATCTCTACATCTACGACATTGAATAAATTTTCCAATGCCGTAAATGTTTGAGAATCTAAGATATTAGCTTGGGTATCCTTCACTAATTCTTGTTGTTTTTTCGTCAATATCTCTATTGCTTGTTTCTTTTCTATATCCATGTTTCGTTATTAGTTTCTGTAAGTATTTATGTGTTGCATTCATTTTATCCGCTTCTTTTTTTTCTTCAGCGTAATGACCCTTATTAGATTCAAACTCATTGACGAATACATCAAATAAATCTGCTTTTAGTCTTTTGAAGTTTTTTAATTTTAGTGCCATAGCACCCCCTTTCGCTTTATATTATTATAAGATTTCATAAGATATGTCAAATAAAATAATTCCTTGATTTTATTACTTTTTTTTATTTGTCCCATAACTAACTCCCATAAATTTTTTATGCCAAAATTGTCAAAACAACTAACCGAGGATAACAAAATGGCAGAACGATCAATTAAAGATCTTGTTGCAGAAGCGATTAACGAAATTATCACTGATGGAAAATTACAAATCCAAGATATGAATGGTGATAAAATCGAAGATTTAGACATAGCTTTTGTAGAGGAAGATTTTGACGACGAAGACAGCGAAGAGAATGAGGAAGATTCGTCAGAAGATGACGAAGAAGAAGACGAGTAAAATTCTTCATTATTATTATTTAATCCATAAGCGTGAGTCGGGGTCATAGAATCACGGCTCACGCTTGTTTAGGAAATTGTACGATATTATTTTTTTTCTTAAAAATTCTTTCATTGTCTTTTGGAACACGACCCACGACCCCATAACTATTTAACAACATACAATCGACTAAGCCAACGGGGTAAACTTTTCTTACAAAACAAGTACGCATTTCATCATAGAGCCAATACACACCCTCGCTTTCAGTTCTTAGTTTAATATTCTTATCTCCCTCATAAAAATATGCAATCAATTCAGGATCACTCATTTTTTGAAAATCGCTAGTAAAAAAAATATGGTTTTGATGATAAGTATTTTCTCCGTCCTGTACCTCAAATTTTACCATTGTAAATTTTTTGCTCATATTTCCTCGACCTCATCATCTGTAATCGAATCGCAAATATAACTACAATCAATGTGATCTTTGAATGTAAATTGTTTAACATTTCCTTTTAAATCACAGATTTCGTTTCCGTCATCATCATATTTAACGAATGTGATATTTGCTATTGAATAACTCATTATTTTCCTTTCATTGTTGTTTTAGTACCCGTGAGCCGTGAAACATGGTCAAAAGGATATAATGAAAAAACTTAACATTAACCACGAGCCACGAACCACGGGTCTAGGCAACTCCACGCCAACGCAACTGTTGGTGTACCTAGTGTCCTATATATAATGGGACAAATCTGAAAGTCAAGTCAAATTCTAAGCGTAACTAAGAAAAAATTCCTAGTTTCCTGAAAATTAGGAAAGCAAAATAAAACTGGGAAGAAATAACCCGCATAAAACCTCACTTTTCCTAAAAGTACCCCCTATAAGGGCGTTTTCCCCACAAAATTTTTTTTAAAAAATTTTTTTATGGGGAAATTTCTGGGAAACTGGGAAAAATCGGCTAGAATCCGCATAAACATTGGCTTTTTTGCCAAAAAAAACTAGGAAAAAACTAGGAATTTTTCCTAAAAAATAGGAAAGTGTTTAAAATCAATAACTTATTTGGCTATTTTTTTAAAAAGTCAATAAAATCAATAATAATATTAAATTTTATATAAGGACTAAAATCTCAAAACAATTTTTTTATTTTTTTTATTTATATTATTTTTTGCTTTATAGGGTGGTATTATATCTTATGCCAAAAAAACCAAATGCACTAAAAACAGTACATGACCTAACACCAAAACAAAGATTGTTTGTAGATACCCTCGTTCAAAATTGGGGTCAAAAATCAAAACAAGATGTTGCTATGGAAGTTTATGATTGTAAAGATCGAACTAATGCGTCTAAGTTTGCATACGAATTATTGCACCCTGATAAATCACCTCATGTTGTAAGATATTTGGAAATGCAATTATCAAAAGAATTAAAAAAATACGAAAGTGATAAACTTCGTCATTATAAAATTTATGAGCGACTACAACAAAAGGCGGAAGATAAAAAACAATTTAATGCCTCAATCAATGCTCAATTTAGAGCAGGACAAATGGCAAATTTATTTGTAGATCAAAAACAAATTCAAATCTCAGGTATCGAGGGCATGAGTAGAGAAAAATTAGAAAAAAGATTAGAAGAACTTGAAAGCAAAATAAATGAAAACAAAAAGATCATTGACATCACGCCAGAAGAAATTGTTGAAGGACAATAACTTTTTTGTTGTGTTTAATGAGATTTTCAATTCTCATTTATCAACTAATATAGGGCAAGTGGAAATAAAAACGAATGAAACAAAAAAGAAAAATAATAATCAATAAAAAAGCTAAAACTGATTTAGAAAAATATCCATTGGTATCTTGTGAATGGCTCGATATACAAGCGGACAGTTCTTGGCGTTCTATTGAAGAATTGAAAAAAGACAAATTACCTATTTGCACAACTAAGGGACATTTATTGGGACAATCAAAAGGCATTACAAGGATATTTGCAGACTATCAACTTAATGATGAAAAAAATATTAATGAAATTGGAAACACAACTATAATTCCAACCTCAGTAATTGTTTCAATCAAAAAAATTTAAAATACAACAAAACCCGATTGATCATGCCTTGCCTTACCTTTTGCAATTAATCCGACAATAATGTTTTTTGGGTCTAAAAACCTTAAATCGGTTTCATCTCCGTCAATAACTTTTCGACCTAAATATTTTTTTGGTAATTGTTTGAATACAACCGCAATATTTATTTTCTTATCTTTTATTAAATCATTTACAATATCGTCATTACTTTCAGACTTGCTAAATGTAATATGATAATTTTTTGGTAAATTATTTTTTAATCTCAAATAATTTTTCGTATAATCATAAAAAGGTACACTCGGATTTAATTCCATGAGATTTTTATTATCTCGCACTTTAAATTTTTCAAAACTTAAATCGCTTGTCCCATTTAATCTAACAGCAAATTTTAAATTTTTCTTTTTTGCTTTCTTAACTCCGAGTTTTATTTCATGGTCTAATTGCTCCAAAAACTTTTGGCGGTCATATCTAAAATAATTGGTTCGATTTATTCTAGCGTCTTGGGTCGTTGAAAATACACCCATGCCAGATGTATTTAAACAACTTGCTATACAACCTTTGGAAGCTTTTGGGCATACATTTAACCCCGATAATTTATACGGGGCTAAATGCAAAATAGCTGTTTCGTATCCCTTTTTGATTGCTTTTTTAATTTTAAAATTACTATAACTTAACAATTTTTTGGGCTTTTGATATTTTGACATTAGCTAATTCACTTTCAATTAATTGTTTTTGTTTTTTGTTGATTTCATTTTTTAGATAATAATTAAATAAAAATTTAATTGTTTTTGCTACGGATAAATCAACTCCCATTGGATTGTTTTGTGATAGTTCAAAAATACTTTCATAAGTTTTTAAATCTAATGAAATATTTTTAAAACCTTTGATACTATCTAATGTGCCAATATGTAGTTTTTTGTTTTTTGTCATATTTTCCTCATTGTTGGTGTTTTATCATATATATTATTTCATGGGATAATATTCAAGGGGTATTTTCCCATTATATCTCATTTTTTTATTGACAAAAATTTTAAATCAGTTTATTTATTTAGGCATGTCAAAAAATCTAACTGAAAGGGATAAAATGACTAAAACAAAAAAAATAACTTTAAATGCTCAAAAAAGAAAATTAGCATTAAAAGTTTTTGAAAATGATCTTCAAACTGAAGATAACATTTTAAAAGATGAATATTTAAAAGCAAAAAAACAATGTGATGTACATATTGAAAACGCTTTTAAAACCGCAAAACAAGTTGTTGAGCGAAAATACCCGTCTGAAACTATTAAAACATTAAAAGAGATACAGACAAAATATGATTTAAATGTTTGTAGACCTGATAGTTGTTTTAATTTTCAAAGCGATCAAACTGAAGAGCATACAGACTGGAATGGCACTGTTTCACAAGTTCCAAAACAAAAACATATTAGTTTTAAATTAACAGGAACTTTAAATGGTGAAAATCAATATGGGAGTGAAAGTAGTGAATTTGCTTTTGCTTATTATCATAACCATTTAAGAAATTTAGGATTTACACCTAATGTTTACGTTCTTAAAGGGGAAAAAGATGATAACCCGCATCACTCAAAACTGATTGAAGAAAATAACGACCAACTTGGAATATACTCGCATAGAAATACACAAGCGGGCGTTTCCGAAAAATGGAATAAAGATTATTCTTTAACAGTTATTTCACAACATAGTCATTGCTCATCTCGTTATATTGAGTGTACGCAAGATGAACTCGATATAATGAATGATATGTTAATTGCAAAACAAAAAGTTGTTCAAACTTATAATGAGTGGCAATCTAATATATTAGAGCGTAAAAACTTAATTGAGCAAACTTTGAAATCTTACAAGTATTTTGATGAACTCAAAAAACTTGCAGATAATCAAAATGTTGAAATAAAGGAAAATGACATTGAAATGCACTCAAGTGAATTATCAATTTATAATCCTGATAATGTTTCAGCTATGCTTGATAATTTAAAACCCAAAACTAAAGAAACGAGAGCGGAAAAGATTGCAAGAATTACAGCATTAAATAGCGGGGTCGCTAATGCCTAAAAATTTTTGCCAAAATCCACTTTGTCATTTAGATAATACTAAGGACAGATTAAAAAAAGGTAAATATCGAACTAGAAAAGCTTCATCGAGTTGGTATAATTATTTTTGTACTCAATTATGCTTTCATCAATATTTTGATATTTATAAAAATCAAATAATTAATTTTATTGGTTTAAAAACTCAACCTAGTATTAGAAATGAAAATGACCCAAATTTTTGGGCTATGGCTAGTGAAGTCCATAATAGACCAGACTATGATTGGAAAACTACTCAAACTAATGAAATAGTTTATAGAGAATTAAATCAAAATTAAATTATTTAATTTTCAAAAATTAAGGGCGGAATTAAAAAACCGCCCTTTTTTTATTTTTTATTTAAAAAAAATCTCTCTCAGACGCTCAAATTTTAACGAAATTAATTTTTAGGATACTTAGTAAGGGGGGATTTTATGCCCCACTAAAAAGCGGGGCAATAAAATTATTTTTTTAATATTTCTCTTATTTGATTAAAAGCGTTTCTTAATTTTGCGACTTGATCGGGTGTCTTATTTTTTAAGCTACTTTCAAGTAAAGCAATATTTAAAAAACTTTGCATTGTTTCATTTAGTTGAAAAAAATTATTATTTAATTTTTTTAACTCATGATCTATATTTTCAATTGAACTTGAAATTATATCATCATATTGTCCCATAACTAATTACCTCCTCTCTTGTCTGTTATTCTTTATTCCAAATTTTTTCGAAATTTTCATTAAATTCATGAAAATTTGAATCTTCAAAAGCTGAATAAGTTGTTTTAAAAATTTTGTTACCGTCCCATTTAAAAAATTGAGATATTAAAATTCCTAAAACTTCTTCATCAGTTATTTTTTGCGGTTCATTAAAAAACTCAATTTTTTTTTCTTCAATCAAATTTTTTAATCTTTTATTTATTATCCTTTCATTTTTCATTTTTAATTATCCTTTGTTAAGTTGATTTAAAACAAATTCAGCATTATCAATATTTGTAAAAAATTTATAATGTTTACCAAAATTCATAACTTTTTTATGATAATAAATATTATCAATTGTATGTTTAAAATTTTGATCTGAACTTGTTAGCCCTTTATTTATAAATCTAATAAAATCTAAAAGACTTATAAATTCGATTTTCGGTTTTTTTAGATCAAAGTTAATATAATAAATTTTCATATTATTTTTTGATCTACCCCAAAAAACATTGTTTCGTTTTTTCATAAGTTAATAAGTAGTGGGATTTTATGAGATTGTCAAATATAAGCATTTTTTCAAATTTCAGCGAAAAAAAAACGCTCTCAGACGCTCAAATTTTAACGAAACGACCCTTTTAGGTACTAGGATACCCCCCAAAATTAAAGCTAAAAATACCCGTCTTATTATATCTTATTATTTGACATATATAAAAAAATCGCTATTTTGTGTTTATGTTTAAATTTAACTTAACTGAAAGGTAAAAATGATAAACAGTAAAATAACTAAAGATGCTCTTTTATCAGTTGGTAGACAGATTGCGGCTGGACTAGAGCAAGACGGCTTAAAATGGATTAAGCCTTTTGCAAGTCAATCACTTGCTAATTGTCCAAAAAATGCAATTACTGGATATGAATATAGCGGTGTCAATTTTTGGAATTTAAGCTTTATTCAAGTTCAAAATAAATTTGATTTTCCGCTTTTTGCATCAAAAAACGCTTGGGCAAAAGTTGGGGCTACTATTAAACCCGATCAAGTAAAAAATGGATTTCCTATTTTTTATTGGTGGCAAGCAAAAGTAAAATATAAAAAACCTGAAAATGAAGAGCAAGACAGCTATTCAAGATGGTTTTTAAAAATTACTTGGGCATATAATCCCGATCAATTAGATTTAACTAATTCGACTTGGACATATCCAAAAGTTGAAAATACGCCAGTTAATAAAGTTAAGGACAATATGGCGGTTTTTAATTTTGTTGATAATCAAAAAGGGTTAGTTTTAAAGCATAGCGATCAACCCCGTTGTTATTATGCCCCTGAATTGGATTATATTCATATGACTAGCAAGATTAATTTTAAAGGAAAAAAATCTTGTGCTAGTTTTGAATATTACTCAACTTTGCTACATGAGTTAATCCACTGGTCGGGACATAAAACTAGAACTGGACGTTTTGAAAAAAACTTAAAATTCTTTAAAGACAATAGACGTAAAGAATACGCTTTAGAAGAATTAATCGCTGAGATCGGGGCTAATTTACTTTGCATTAAATTTGATATGCAAAAAAAAGTAAATAAGAACTCATTAGCTTATTTAAAGTCTTGGATTAAAGCTTTAAAAAATGATGATGTTTTTATCTATAAAGCATTGTCCCAAAGTGCAGGGGCTATTGATTTTTTAAAGAAAAACTTAAAAGAAAATAAAGCCGTTAAAACAGCTTAAAAAATACATAAATTAATAATTAAAGGCGGGTAAAATCCCGCCTTTTTTTATGCCTGATGTAAAAATTTCAAGTGATTTAAAATCACCTTTTAAAATGATAAAAGACTTTTAATGAAGAGTGAAAATCAATTTTATAAATGGATTAAAACCAACTCAAATAATATTTATTTATGCAAAATAGAGCATAGTTTATCAATTGGAATACCCGATATTTTAGCGGTTATTAATAACAAAACAGTATTTATTGAATTAAAAATAAATGCCACTAATTCACCTGAAAAAATAGGATTAAATAAATTTCAAAACGCCTGGCATATCAAATTTAATAGGTCAGGTGGACAAGCTTTTATCTTAGTTAATAGGCTCAAACAAAGTAGTCTTGAACTTTTTAGGCGTGGGGCTGGGGGATTTTCGCACATAATCACGCAACCAAAGACACGGGACGGGCTACAAAATATTTTTACAGCGATAAAAAATACAAAATAAATTCACATATTTTCTAATAAGTAATAATCATCAATTATCACTTACAATTTATTCTTATAAATTCACGTGGGGCGTGGGGTTTTACCATAGCCCAACGCCCGAAGGCTCAATACTCAATCGGAAATAGTTTTTACAAATTCCTAGAAAATCACGGAAAAATAATATAAAATATAATCAGATATGTGTGTGTACGTAAGTTACTTACACGTAAGCAAGGAAATAACATTTGAAAAAAATTTTATAAAATTTTAAAACTTTAAGGTTCATGGATCATAAAAATTTACCAACAGATCAATTACGAGATCGTGTAGAAAAGGCCTGGCTTCAACACATAAAGTTGTGCCAAGATAATTTTTTATATTTTGTACGAGAAGTCTGGCCAGATATTGTGATGAAACAAGAGAAAGATCCTGAGAAATGGGGCCATCATCAAATTATGGCTCATGAGTTTACAAAGATTGCAACGCAAAAAAAAGGGAGGCTCATTATCAATATGCCTCCAAGACATACTAAATCTGAATTTGCTTCCTTTTTGTACCCAGCATGGATGATAGGGAAGTTTCCAAAAATGAAAATTATGCAGGTGACACACAACGCAGAATTATCAGCAAGGTTCGGTGCGAAAATCAGAAACCTTATGGATACACCTGCTTACAAACAAATATTCGGCGATGTGTTTTTAAGACCTGATGCTAAAGCAAAATCTAAATGGGAAACCAATCATGGTGGTGAATATTTTGCTGCGGGTGTAGGAGGCTCGATCACAGGTCGTGGTGCTGATTTGTTAATTATTGATGATCCTCACACAGAGCAGGATGCACATAATAAACAATCTTTTCCTAGAACATATGATTGGTATTTATCGGGACCCAGACAACGTTTGCAACCTGGCGGATCAATTGTTTTGGTTATGACAAGATGGGCCACTAATGATTTAACAGGTCTCCTAACAAAAGCTGAGGATGAACCAAAAGCTGACAAATGGTCTAAGATTTCTTTTCCTGCATTACTTGATGACGGAGAACCATTATGGCCAGAGTATTGGTCAAGGGAAGATTTAGAAAGAACCAAAGCATCTATTTCAATACGTGGTTGGTCTGCGCAATATCAACAAAATCCAACTTCAGAAGAAGGCGCATTAATTAAACGTGAATGGTGGCAACCTTGGGAAGGTGCGATACCAGAATTAGAATATGTGATTCAAAGTTATGATACTGCATTTTCTAAAAAAGAAACTGCAGACTACTCTGCTATTACGACATGGGGAATATTTAGACCTTATGAAGGTTATGAAAAAGCATTAATTTTATTAGATGCAGAAAAGGGTAAATATGATTTTCCTGAACTTAAAAACAAAGCATTTGAATTATATAAATATTGGGAACCCGATATGTGTATCATTGAGGCAAAAGCATCAGGACAACCTTTGCTTCAAGAGTTTAGACGAGCAGGTATACCTGCCATAGATTTCTCACCAAACAAAGGAAAAGATAAATATACCAGGGTAAATACCTGCGCTGTATCATTTGAGGCGGGGTCTATTTTTTATCCAGAAGGTGAAAAATTTGCTGAAGAGGTCATCGAAGAATGTGCAGCATTTCCACATGGAGAATACGATGACTATGTGGACAGTACGACACAAGCTGTGTTAAGATACCGACAAGGCGGATTTCTAAAGCTCGATACTGATTATGACGAGCCAGAACCGTTTCAAAAAGATTACGTGTATTACGGATAGGAGATTTTAAAATGGCAGAAAAAAGAGAATACAAACCAGGTATCAGAAGAATTAAAGATTTTTTTACAAAAGGAAAAATTAATCCAAAATCACCAAGAGCAAGATTAGAAAGACAAAAAGCACAAAAGCAAAGAGCTAAAGGTATCGGCACATCAGGAGATACAGATACAGAATTCAAAGGTTCAGTTAAAAATTTAACTAAAAAAGGTATGGCAAGAAAAATGGAAGATGCCAAACCAACAGCAACAGCTGGTAAAGCCGCAGGTAAAGCAGCAGCCGCTGGAGTAGGAACAGCTGCAGGTAAACAAACTGGAAAAAGGGCAATGGCTGGACTATCTGAATTTGGTAAAGCTTTTGCTGCAGCAAGAAAAGCAGGAAAAAAAGAT